TGAAACTGAATGTGATCTGGTAATATAAAAATGGATTGAATGACAAGTCACCTCTGAGTCGGTCATCGAGAATATCGACATCTGCTTCATATAGCTCTGTTGCTTCTTCAATCCATATCCATGTTAATTTTCCAACATCGAATGTGATAGACTTTACTTTCTCTCTCTGTCCATCGTCTTTCATCCCTCGGAAAATCACTTTATTTCCAGTTACTTTAGAGATCAGCTCCATTGGATTGCTTCTGATCTGCCAGAATAATCCCGCTTTATCCCCGTATATTTTATATATTGCACTCTTCAACTCCGCATAGGTACTATCCTTGTTTGTTGTATCTACTTTCCGGACACACAAGAGATTTGCACCTTTATACTTTGGATCACCAAGTTTGATGATAAAATTCTGTGCAATGTTCACTGACTTCCCGGATCCGGCAGAACCTTTTGCCAGTCGGTATCGTTTCTTGCACTCATTGAACTCTTTGAAATTTCTGTTAAATCCAACATTAACTTCTTTCATCCTCATCACCATAGTCTACCACAATCTTCATGTCCATATCTCCTGCTACATCCAGCTTGTCATTCCACATACCTAAATGCCTGCCGAGAAGCTCGAGCGCCTTTACCTTGTCGCAGGGCTTCTGCTCCAATCCATCGCGCCCCTTTTTAATCGTTCCGAGGGCTCTCTGCTGTTCTTCCGTAAGGTTATCTGTAAGCTCCAATTCTACGGTCCGATACAGAATCGGTTCTCCGTCTTCTCCTACAAGTGGAATAATATTTCCATCTACTTCTGCTGTAGCCTGTTTCTCAACTACTTTCGCGTAGTCAGAAGCCTTAGAAAAAGCAATGGCAGCCAATTCCTGTAGCACCATGTCCTGGGTAATTTCCGTTCGTTTCTGCCGTTCTTCCATTCGTTCTGTGATATATGTTTGAATCCGAGTATTTCCGAGTAATTTTCTTGCTGCTGCATCTGCCGAACTATCTTTTTTGCAATTCGGATACGCCGCGCGGTAAGCCCGTGTGGCATTTAGATCAATCAAGTACTCATCTGCAAATATTTTCTGTTTTTCTGTCATAGGACTCACCACCTTTCAATCTGTTAATTTAACACATAGAAAAAGAGACACCGAAGTGTCTCTGTCGTTACGCAATGCTTGTTTCCAGTTTATTGGATATGTCTTTAGCGAATGCTTACTTCTCCTTCCGGGATAAAACATTCTAATATCCTATAACTACCAAAATCATGTATTGTTAAAATTTTAAGTTTCTGAATATATAATTCTCTGCTATCGTATAATTGTCCTTTTAACGAGTATACTGTATCTTTAATATCTACATCTCTTTCTCTAAGTGTAATTTCAATATCTTGATTATGTTCATTCAGCGACGAACAAATTACATCTTTTATATTTTCGAACGAATCATCAGACATTTCGATTTCATTAAATGGGAATACCTTCTCTCCTCTCTTGAATTCCCCTAAAAGTATTTTTTCCATAACACTTCTCTCCTTTCGCTTTTCTTCTATTCTACTCTAAAAGCCATAGATCTTCAATACGTTTATAGGACTACTGCATAATATAATAATCAAAACCAAATAACGCAAAACCAAAAGAAAGGAGGCTGCAGTAGTCCACAACAGGTGCAACCGGAATCGAACCGATGACATATGGTTTTGGAGACCACCGCTCTACCAACTGAGCTATACACCCGTAGGATGCCGTCTGACATCCTTTACCCTATCCGCACTGGGTACTGACACTAAATATAGATTGCTGAATCTATTTTTTGTTTGTTGTTCTGGCAGATCTGCGGATATCTGCGTTTTGGTACCATTTGCGATGTAAAGCCGGTGTGCACTCCCTACAGCAACCCCCAGCTGGTAAGCCGCAAACCTTACATCGCAAAACCGTGTGCAGGGATCGAACCTGCTTGTCCCAACTGACCACGGCATAAAAACACCGCCAGACAAGAAAGGGGAGAAGTCCGGCGGTGTTCCGAATGTTTGGAAAGATTTTGGAGCTTATCTTTTAACTCCATGATATACTATAAACTCCTAAAAGCGAAAAATGTGAAAAAAACGAAATAACTTTATTTTTCTTTCATCCAATTCTGAAATTCCATTCTTACACTGTCTTTCGTGCATCTTCCGCCCATTTTTATTGCTACAGAGTCCCACGTCAGCCCCTGCATCACCTTGAACCGGATAATCCTCTGCATCCTTACCGAAGCTTTATTGATTACTCGCTCTGCTTTTACTTTAATCTGCTTTGCGTTCAACTTTCGTTCCTCCAACAACCGTTCCTCTTCGTCTATATTCACCGTGTTCTCTACACATCCATAGATATTAAAACTCTGCGGCTGGTATGGAAACTCCGGATTGCTGCCTGTCACCTTGTCCTGTACGATCGTCTTTCTTCTGTGCCGTCTGATATCTTCTTCTGTCTCTTTTACCAATGCTTTCGCATCCATGTACTCATAGATTACGTTCTTGTCCAACTCAATCACCTCCCGGGATCCGCTCTTTTATGTTGTATTTCTCTGCTATGTACTCCACAGCGTCCTTATTCGCCCTCTCGCCGCCTTTAAAGTCGCAGGCAAAGGCTTTATGCCCCTTTTGCTTTAAAGCCGTCTTACAGGGCTTTTTCGTTGCCATAGTGTATGCTTCTATTTTCTTCATGATGTCCGCTGTCTCCTTTCTGCATCTAGCTTATTATCACCATTCACTCACCCTCACAGGAAGTATGATGCCTATTATTTCTCCGTAGCGTGTAAACACGGCATTGTAGTATTCAGAGTTTCCTGGGTGTTTAATAAGATTTGGCGTGCATCCGTCGAACATTTTCAAATATTCATTATCAAACCAAGCGTATCCCCCTGTTGTCTCGTCTCTTATTGCTCTCAGAATGCTTTTGCCAGTTGTAAGCATTCTGTTTGACAACTTGGCCGCCCTCATTTGGCTCTGAATATTTTCTGTGGAAAAATGTTTCACCCCATCTTCTGGCAATTTCTTCTGCTTATCTATGTCGAGCAAGAAATCTTCTTTCTTCACAAATACAATATATCTACCTTGCGTAATCATCACTTTTCCATCTATCTCACCCATCATATACGATCTTGTTTTCACTGCTTCTATCTGTACTTTATCTTCAATTAGCATTTTTTCTTCTCCCTTCTGCGTTTCATAGTCTCTCTGGTCATGCCGTCACCTCAATTTCCTCTCCTGTCAGTTCTTCCAGCTTCTGTTTCATTTCTTCCACAGTCATTTTCTTCGATTCGGTGCGTTCCCAGATGAGTTCAAGGTTGCTTTTAATAAACACATCTTCTATGCATCCGAGTGATTCCGGAGTAATTCTATAGACTTTAACGATGTCTCCTCCTGTATAACCTGTACGACCTTCCCATTTCAAGTCATCAGTGTAACCGTCTATACGATTGCATCTGCCTTTTCTTACTGCCTTCCCAGCCAATACAAGATACATGTTTCCATTTTTTTGTTCAACTACCATCCCATCTTCCAAATCTGCCTTGGTAAATTCTTTGTCCATGTAATCGCTCCATTCTAAAATTTTGTATTCGCGTTCTTTGTAAAAATCGTAACTTGCGAACTCACCATATCCTGTATAGCATGTTTCACTGAGATGTTTTCCATATTCTGTACATTCTAAATAACTCTCTCCATCCCTCCACTTCATCCCGTGCTCATGCATTCTTTTGCAAAAGTCTTTCGCCTCTTCCTCGGTCTTGCAGTGCACTGCAATCTTATTATCTGCATCCTTAAATTCGTCCCAGTTAAATTTTCTCATATTTTCTACCTCACTATCTTTCGCACGATCCAATCCAAAAACACCACAAATAACAGTATCGGGAATCCCGCAGCCATCAGGTAATCCGCACCTTCTAGTTTTACATCCTCTTCCAATCCTGTCTTTAGGGCAATCACTGTTCCAAGCCCCAGGATGTAATACAGGGCTAGGAATGCGATTGTGATTAAAATGTCCATGTTATTCCTCCTTGTATGGTTCTGGTAACGACTGATACGCCAAAATTCTTCCGTCATATATCCCGTAAGTCCAGTACCATAAATCCTCTTTAAATCTCATTCTCTTTACCGGATATTCTTCATCGTCACACGTTACAAGATATACATCTTCTTTCTTAGGCATATTTTGTACTGAGTAAGGAATCCAGTCATTGTCTTTCTTGCTGTCTTCATATCCTTTCTGATACCATTTTCTTCGGCTGCATTCTCCGCACTTCTGGACTTCGTCCATGTGGGAACGAATGATTTCTTTTATCCATCTAATACTCACATAATCATCACACATTCCGAATGATTCAAACTCTATCGCATGATCTTCAATCTCTTCCAAGATCTTCTCTAGTACGTTCATTTATTTCGTCTCCTATTTTTCTTATCCATAACACAATAACCTTTTTCGCAATAACATTCTGTTGATTTATAGTAGTTTTTATAATATTTGCATTTAATGCACTCTTTTTTCATTACTACGCCTCCAACAACTCTAGTTCCTCGATTTTATCCATTAAATCCATCTCAGGATAATTCTTTTTTGGATATCGTTGATATTTTCCACATGGTTACTCCTCATCACTTTCAATTCTCTCTAACCTTTCGTATCCATTCCATCCATGTTCTGCTCCACATTGTTTGATACAATAATAATCTTCGCCGCAACAATGATCGCATCTATTGCAATCTGGTTCTTCGTCATCTACTGTGTAAATTATTGTTTTCATCACTCTACCTCCAACAATCCCGCTTCTATAAATACACCTTCCAATAACTCGCTCATTTTATTAGTATCAATGGTAATCGGCTCACATGGAAACTCTTCCTGATTTCCACAGCACGCATACAATTTTGCAATTAAAATATCATATTTTTTCATCACTCCACCTCCAAATCACCATTATCTATTCTCTTTGCTTTAAAAAGGATTTCTCTATTCATCTTTTACCTCCACTTCATTATCGTATTTCATGCACTTTCCATCCTTGTACGCTATGCATTTCTCTTTAATGCACGGATGTAACACTGGTCTGACAAAATCTCCATTCCCAATAAACATTGCTTTTACCTCTTCTTTTCCCGTTAAATCAGGGCAAAATAAAATCATCACTCCACCTCCAACAGCTCTGGATTGTCAAAAATGTTTCCGATAACTTCCGTTCTATTTGGATTCCGATTATATTTAAAAACATCGTTATTGGTGCATTTTTTATTTCCTCGTCCACATACTGCCCATGATCCCCTCCATTCGCTCCAAAACACAGCACCTACACGATATTTTATCTCTTCGCCATCTTTTAAAAACGGACTTCCATCATAGTCATAACTATATCTGAGAATATCATTCTCCCAGATCTTCTTATCGTTTTTGTCGGTAAGTCCGGTGTACTGGCATAAAGTACTTGGAGCAATCTCGCATTTTAGTAATATATCTGGTAATTCTTTGCTAATTTTGTGTATTTCCACTTTTCCAGAAGGATATGCAACAACATACCCTTCCACCCATTCTCCATTATCTTTTCTCTTTGCTTTAAAAAGTATTTCTCTGTTCATAATTACTCTTTCTCCCATGACCAATTAACCTGTTCCATAACCATATCTCTCATAGCTTCTTCGATTTCCTCATCAGTTACATCATCACCAAACTCTTCTTCAAATGTCATATTTGTTCCAGCAAAACCATAATTTGCCTCCGCTTTTACTTTAATCATTCTTCCACCCTCCTGTTCCATTTCCCTATAGCAGTTGTTTCTAAAGCACATCTTCGCGTTGCGACTCCGCATTCTTCGCAGTACACGAAAGCTGATATAACTTTTTCGTCAAATCCATAATGGATTTTCATTGTCGCTTCTCCACCACAAAACGGACATTTCTTTAATTCTCCCATGTTACTCACTCCAATCTAATTACGCATTCCTAATCTTCTACAAACAGTGTTATACCCACAGTCTAGTGTGCTGTATCGTTGATATTTAACATTACTACTGCATCTTATTCAGATGCAGTAGTAAATGTCGGATACAAGGAATTCAATTTAATTCTTGCATCCTCCGTTCGAAATTGCCAGTTTACCTTTGCGGCTACGGTATTTCGTTCAACTTCCCATGCTGATAATTCCTTACGAAGATTTGAAATATTATCAATCCTTCTGTTCAAACATTGTCTGGTCATGACGTTAAGTTCGATTTCTGCAATATCAAGCCAGCTGCCATGTTTTGGTGTGTAGTGAATCTCCAACCGTTTCATGATTCTTCTGGCTTCATCAGCAGGGTAACGTTTGTACAATGATGCTGGTTTATGTGTATTAAGATTATCCATTACAAGAATTATTTTTTCTACATCTGGATACATGACATCGGCAAGATATTTGATTTCTTCTGCCCAGTCAATTGCAGTCCGATGTTCCCGAACACTTACATGATGAGCTCCACCAAGCGGTTCTACGAATGCAAAGATGCTGCATGTACCATTTCTGACATACTCAGAATCTACTTTCTGGTCATTGCCGGGGCGCATAGGAAGTGGGGATCTTGCCTCGCCAAGTAACTGATATGGTTTTTCATCCATACAAACAACGGGGCGTTGTGGGTTATATGGAAGTTCGTATACATCGAGAACATCCTCCATACAAGCTATAAATTCTGCGTCCTCTCTTGAGGGAATGCACCAGTATTCATTTTTGTGAGGTCGAAGTTTGTTTTTTTTAAGGCTCTACGGATAGCATCTTTGCTAACCGGTGTATCAAGCACTACTTTGGCTTCTTTTTCCAGCAGACGCAAAGTCCATCTGGAATGACCTTCTGGAACAGGACCGCAGGCAAGTTCAATAATACGTGCTTCTGCACGTCCATCAAGGATACGCCTTGCATTGTCGGAATTGATATTTCTTTTGAACTCGGTAACCGCTTCAATGCCACCGGAAAAATATTTGGTCACTGTATTCGTTACAGTTGTCAGGCAAACACCATTTGATCTTGCGGATTGCTCATGGGTTAATACTTTCCCATGAGCCTCATCCAAATCAATAATAATCTGGCATCTGCTTCGAATAGTTTTAGATGTATTACTTTTGCGAATTATAGATTTTAATGTCTTCAATTCATCATCTGTAAGTTTAATGACATATTTTCTTGGTCTTGCCATATAAATCACCGCCGTTTTCTTTTATTTTAACATGAAGCGGCTATAATAGCTATAAATATTTAGTTAAATGTCAACAATACAGTACACTAGTTTTTCAGCGATTTGATTGATTGTTAATCCCTTATTTCTAAGAAAAATCACATCTTCTTTTGCAACATCACTTCTTGAAACAATATGCTTCATCCTATCTCCAAAACTTCTTTTATATTCTTCTGAAACATATTGAACTAAATTATGTTCTTTCGTGTGTAATGATTTTTTAATTACTTGAAGATTAGAAATATTATTATTTAATTTATCTCCATCAATATGGTGAACATGAATTTCTGAACCAAAATTGAATCCAACAATATGTTTACCAATTATCCTGTGTACCGACACTTTGTCATGCTTTATCGAAATTCCAGCATACCCACGATAAAGATAAATTTTATATTCCTCTTTAGGTGTAATATTTCTTCTACTGCATTCTTCTTCTATTGCTTTTTCTAAAATTGAATAATCTACTATGCAGTTACATGCGTTTTCAAATTTCATTTAAACCTCCGAAATCTAATCTCTGGCCGCACTTCAGACAGCATTCGTGCTCTTCTGCATGTCCATCAATAAAACATATTGACTCTCTGCAACTTGGGCAAACGAAATAACCTAATTCATAGTCTACTTCTTCTGGCTTTTTCGCCGTATCACGCTCTTTCAACTCATGCATCTGATTCATCAACTTCGCACACTGGCTGTCCACAAAATCATTCACCTTGTTATACTGGTTCAAAATATCGCACACAAACCGTCCCATCTTGCACTCTGCGCGTTTATCTTCCAGTTCCATTTCACTTAGCTGATCTGGATACCTGCACAGGTTGTCGCATATATGCTCCATCATTTCTGTTGTGATCCCGTCCATCCATGTTTCTTCTGTTTTCGCCATTAGTCATTCCTCCGTAATAAAGTCTTCTATACTCATCTGCCCTGGTATGTTTTCATCCTCCATCCACCAAAAAAATACCTCTTCCCCTGTCGTCCACTTACATTCTTTTCCTCTTCGTTTACGTTCTTTCAACATCCTGTCGAAAGCATTTATATACAATTGCTTATACTTTGGAAAATCCGCAAACTCTTTGTAACGCTTCTTGCCTGCCATAGGACATCCGATACAGCCAGCACGATCATATCCACGTTTGTACAAATCGCATACTTCTATATGTTCTGATTCTATGTACTGCCAAATATCTGAATGCGTCCAGTCGATAATTGGATTTACAACCATTTTATTCTGTTGCATACAAAGCTCACCCATTCGTCTCTTTGATCCGTTATCGCTCATAAGCATAATAGTAGAAAAAGTCTCATTCTCATTGTAGTTTTTCCCAAGCTTTTCAAATTCTCCTCTTTCCGCTCTTTTATTCGATTCATCCCACCTTACTCCTGTTGCGATGTATCTATTTTGGCATCCCGTCTCTTTCAAGACAGAGCAACAGTATCTTACCCGTCTAGTCGGTGGCATTAACTTTTGTGGTATCAATTTCCACATACTTGTTGGTTTTCCTTTGTATGTTGGCATTTCGATTTCGCATTTAATTCCTTGTAATTCCGTTTTTTTTAATACTTCTTTGATATGGTATACGGTCTGTGGTGCGTCTGCCGTTGTATGGCTGTTATGCACTTCAAACGGGATTCCGGATCGCTTAAAAATCTCTAACATCACATCACTATCCTTGCCGCCGCTATACGTACAAACAAGCGGTCTACCATAGTGATGTAGACTCATTTCACTTGCCATTTTAATTCTTTCGATTGCTTTTTTCTCTTTATCCATTTTCTCAGAAGCCCGGTATACCCTTGCCCCGGCCGGAGGCTGGCTCCTTTCTATTTTCGCTTATTTTTTATAACCTACTGCAAATACCTCCGCATTAATATCCGGTTTGGATTCGACATCGCCCTGTTGAGCCGGCAACTGGTCCTCACCCAACCCTCGTGAAACTCCATGTAATTTGCAATGTTGCCAAAGATATCCTTGACCGAAGTTTCCTGCTTCTTCGACTCAGGCAGCATATCATTGTCTTTTAAAAAGTTTTTGAACGTTTCAATACTTGCATCGATTCCGCTCTCTTCGCTTATTGCTGCATAGATGTTCTGGATCGTAAGTCCGTATTCGATCATGCACTTAATTTCTCCCTTGTACGGTTCGTATTGTTTTCTTTTATTTTCCATTTTTCTTAACCACATCCTCTTGTTTGCTATTACCCTCTTTTTCACTTCTTTTCCAGTAATATCCTCAAGTACTCTGCAGATATGCTCATCCGTGCATCCGAGTTTTACCATCTCTTCGATCTGGAACTTGTAGGGATCCAGAAAGTGTCCTGGTCTACTCATTTCCCTCTCACCCTATTCTTTCTCTTCCGCTTTGTGCTGCCGCGCGTAAACGCATCCATATTTCCGTGTCTCAATCCGGTAGACTGTTTCCTATAGACTCTAAAACCGTATCTTTTTCTGTTCATGTTTGCCTCCTAACTGAAACTTACTTCCGGCTCTTCCTCTGGACATATTTCTCCACCTGCTTCCATTTCGTTTATGATGATTTTCGTTCCCGCTCTTTGTAATCTCAGCAACAGCATGTCAAATTCCCCAAGGTATCTCAACGACTTAATGTCTACACATCCCAAACTGTCAAGTGTATACTCTTTCTCAAAATCCCATTTCGATATCGGAATTTCCATATTCAACTCTTCATCGTGTTCGTTTTCGAAAATGATTACCGCCCTATGCAGGGAGCTCCAAGTAGATCTTTCACACTCTTCTATTAGCATCTCGCAACTGACCGATTCGTAGTGTGGTCCATCGTCAAACTCCACTTCCAGACCAGTTGTACTGATCTTCTTTTCGCACATTGCAATCCATGCATCAAACAGATCCGTGACTTCCATTTCTTTTTCTTCCTGCTTGATTGATAATTCCTTAAAATTTTCTAGAATCTTTTTATTCTCAATGCAAGCATCGGAATTTACGATTTCTGTAAGCACCGTATCCAACTTTGGAAGGTATTCCGAAAAATCATACTTCTCTATGTACGGCACCATGACATCGTTTATCTTTTTCTTCAGTGCCTTTTCCGCATCTCCCCATCTAAACGCTGATCCTATTGCCGATTCTATCGATTCCTTAAATTTCTTTTTGAGTATTTCCTTTACTTCTTCCTCGGAGAGACACTCCTGTGCCATTTTTAATAATTCTTCTTTCATTTTGTTCCTCCTTAATTCGAATTCAACAGCTGCTCTTCCAGAGAGTCCATGTCGTATTCTCTGCGCTCAAAGTTATTTAAGTTTCTACTTACTGGCGGTTTTGCTGGCGCTTTTTCCGTCTGCTCTTGGTTAAGATAATCATCAAAATTACCGCCGAACAGGGTTTTTGGTCTTAGATATATCCTCATATCCTTAATGCCGCGCTGTAATTCCTCTTTTGTCGGCTTTCTGCCCCACTCATGGTATTTTTTATCAATCACCGTCTTAAAGTCATCCAGAGTGTATCCTTCATTGAATCTGGCTTTTATTTCCTTCTGGTTACTCTTAACATCCCACCTTAGTTTCTTGCCTGTCTTTTCATTCAGGTAAGTTATGATCTCTTTGTACGGGACATATATATTATTATCTTTTTCTTTATCTTCTTCTTTATCTATATCTGAAACAGCGACGTCAGACGTTCTTTCAGACGACTTGTCAGACGATTTTTCAATTAAAGCTCTTTGTTTGGCTCTTCTTTCCTCTTGGTACAGCCTGTCACGCTCTTTTTTCCGTTCATAAGCATCCAATGTCTGGTGCTTATTCCAGTTCGGGATCGTGATTATTCCCTCCACTATCTCAATCATTTTAAATTGCTCAAACGCGTTCAGAGCCAACTTTACAGTGGATTCATTCATTCTAAAGATTGTAGCCAGCATCTTGTCTGTGTAGGGAATCTTGTCATTCATCAGGAATACACCACCGTTATTCTTTTTCCCGGCAAGACATAGCAACTTGAACCAGACTGTTATAATTGCATAAGCATCCGGTAAACTCTCTATCAGCAATATCTTTTCATCATCAAAGATATCCGTTGCTATCTTGATCCACTTCACCTCTGCCATTACTCATCCTCCGCAATATAGACCACCACGCAAGGTGTATCCGAGTACACTTTTTCAATCTCCAGACTGGTCACCTGCTTATCATCGATGTATGCGACTCCGTTCAGTCCATCCAGAATGATTTTTGCAATGTTGTCTAAGTCTGGCTTTTTATTCGGCTTTATTTCGCCTTTTAAAGCTTTCTCCTTATTCTTCTTAGACCAGCTCTCTGGAATCGGAAATTTCGCTAAAATACGAACTCTCAGAGGTATCTCTGCATAAAGAACACCTGCGCTTTGTTTATAAATCCTCGCAACTTCTTTTTCGTACTTCTTGGTTTCTGGTGGCGTGTATGTAATGACCTTAAATCCGGCTCTGTGGAATCTCGGTCTTGCTTTTCCGACGGGTTTTCCCGGAATTGTAATTATCATTCGTTCTCCTTTCTGCTCCCGGAGTTACCGGGAGACAATGAATCTGGCTTACTTAAGGTATTTGTGACGTACTGTGCAGCAGCCATGAACGGGTTACAATTTATAGCAAAGGTTTAACCCTTACTAACATAATAAAATTCTTGCCGGAACTGTTCTTCTGTTCCGTAGTGCTGCAAATAATATTCCTTGCAGCGTTTTCTTAAGTCTCTGTCAACTTTCGCTGCATTCTTCCCTGCACTTGTTCCGTATGGATGCAGGTCCGGTCTCAATGGAGCTATGAATCCGTAATCCTCCGAAAGTTCAATTTCTCTCGATGTGTGACTGAAAATGTGATGCCTTTCCACCCCATAAGCTCCGGTATACATGCAGTGATCCATGTCCTCTGTAAATATGCTCCACAGCTTCTTTGGTCTGCCGAAAGCTCTTTGATGACCTTTTTTCTTTTTCTTTCGCTTAGGTTTCGAGAATGCCATGTCGCTGTAATCAATACTCACAGTTCAATCCCCCATTTTTGTCTAAGCTCTTCTTTTTCATCTGGGGTCAAAAGGTCTGCATCTGGTATTCCAACCTCTCTGCAATCTTCCAACACGCCTTTGATGAGTCTGCTCGTTTCTTTGGTGTTATACTTGCTTGACCCTTTGTAGCATTGCAGAGTGTGTAATGTTTCAGCTCTCCCTTTTAGGTCTTTTACTTCCTGCGCTCCACGATCTATCACAATCCGGAACACTGACTGTGCCAGATAGATGTCTTTTTCCCTGAGCGGTATGTACTCAAAAGCACCGTGGGATTTTAATTCATTTAGGTACGCTTGCCATCTGGTAATATCCAGCTTGTCTGCTAATTTATCCAGCAACACCCACAAATAAGAGTTTGCATCAAGGCTTCTTTTTGCTCTGTATGGCTTTATTTCAAGCGTTAATTTCTCATAATCTTTCAACTCATCATAGGCTTGTCGGAAGTCCTCTTCGGATTCGAATAGGATGGTGTGGCAATCTATCAAACGGCCTTTTAATTTTCCTGTGAATTTCATCAATCATCACCGTAAGTCCTTTTTATTGTGCTTAACATTGTTGCAGCTTCTGTCTCGGTAAGTGTCTGCTCAGTCCTATTGTTTTCTCTCAACCATCGTTCAAGATTGATGCCGTGAGATACGCATAGATTCTTGAGAGTCTTGATTTTCGCTTCAGACGCTCTGTTTTCCCCCGTTTCCGGTATTTGAGCATACATCTTGTTGTATTCCTCTTTAAGCCACAAATCGAACCCTAAGCCGGTATGTATTGCTACGCACTTCACAAACGCCCTGCACATGCTGTTCCAGACTCTTTGCTGACTCATAGAGTTGTCTTTTACAGGGTTTGCCCCATTCATCACAGGTGTTTGCATCTCATATACTTCATCGTCTATAACAACACGGATTCTGGTTTCATAACACCTGTTTTCGTTTCCGTTTTTGTCTTTAAACACTGCCTTTGTCATTCTTAAGCTACTTCCTGTTTCTGGATCTGGAATCGGTGTAAAATAAACATTTTCAGCGCCGTTTTTGTGCAATAAATCAATGCACATCGCCCAGTTTAAGTAATCCATGCCATCTCTTTTTTCAAGATATGGTTTCACATCTACTTTTCTCATTTCTCCATAGCTTTTAAGCATTGCAAGATTCCTCACTTTCTTCATGTACCCAATTACCGGAGTAAAACCATTCCACCAGCATCTCTTTAAACTCTTCCCGTTCATCCGGTGTCCCGTGTAAGCATCTTTCCAGCGCATATTCAAACGCCCGATCTTCTGTTACTACCGTGTCTTTCTCCGGTCCGATACCTACATACATCATTCGTCCTCCATGCCGATAATTGCTTTTACAACATTTGCATCTAAAAAATACTTATCGTCATCTGTGTTATATGTGGTAAACTCAGTGTTTCTTCTTGATTCATACTCCTTTTCAGCCATTGCGATATACCCGATCAATGCATCCGTCCTCCCATCTAATCTGCAAAGACGGGAATATTCCTGTTCGCTTACATAAATTTTATTGTTTTCCATTGCTTATCCTCCTAAAATCTGTTACTATATTCTTGATTTTTTGTCAGAGTACCTACGGCTCCCCAGCCTTTTTGTAGGTGCTCATTTTTAATACCCAAACACCAGATACCACGCCAGCATCACCAAGATAAACCCTATCATCATCGCACCAGCTCTGATCCAGTACGGTTTGCCCTGCTTTGCATCCGGCAGATCTACCGATACGGAGCGGATATCCCAACCGTTTAATGCGTTCGGCTGCTGGGTGGTCTGGCAGTGATAAGTTCCTTTAATCTCCATGCTTGTCCTCCCTTCTACCGCCTAAGCGGTTTTCTCTTTTCGTATCAATGCTCCCTGAATAATCCGGCAACATCCATCTATAAGTTTTTTGACTTCCTCTTCTGTGCGATCCACATAACAATCATCATGTACTCGGATTGTTGCATTTTTTACTTTTACTGTTTCTACGATCAAAATCATCACCTCTCTACTATGTATGCCAGATGGATTGTCCGAGGCATGTTGTCCATCCACTCTTATTTGTGATTCGTTCCAAATCTATCAATTATCATGTTTGTCATCGAGGTGACAAAGTCCATGTTGACATCAAGTAAATGATCAACAGCTTTTTGGATAATGCTCATAGACTCCCGTGTCACCACAAGACTTGTAACGATTGTTGTTATGATCGAGCAGATGATGCTTGCTATTACAATTTCCATGTCAATCCTCCCTGCTACGCCACTCCGTATTTAATAGCCAACTCTTTTACAATAGCCGTATATCCCTCAATCAGCTTCTTATCATCGGCAATCACATCAAGATAATTCAATTTGTCTCTTCTGGATTTGCAAACACCCTCATCTGCCATTCTTCTACGTTTGTTTGTGAGCCTCTGCTTCACATTCACTCCCATGCGTTTTTCCAACAGCTGATAAGATTCCGCTCTTACATCTTGATAGGACTTACTGTCTCCGCACTCCATACCGATTTTTCTCAAGATTCTTCCGGTATCATCTCTCCATGATGTTGTATCGATTGCAACAACCTCACGGATGCTTTCAATCCGTTCTTCCACGTGCTCAAGCTTCTCTGCCTGACGCTTCTGCTCAATTTCCAAGTTAATCATGACCTGCAACTGCGGTGAGAGTTCCTGTGTGGCAAGAGACGCCGCTTTGTATTTCTTTTCTACCCGAATGAAATATCTGCGTACTTGTTTTCCTTTTTCATTCCGTTCAAGCATTGCCATTTCTTTGGCAGCATCTAGTTTGATGATATGGTCTTTTTTAGTCTGACCGGAAGGTGCCGAAAATTCGGCGGCTTGGAAATCTTCGTTTTCTACTGCATCAATATCTAACAATCTCCTATCAATCCACTCTCTATATCTACTTTTAACTCCCAGAACCTCATGCAGTTCTGAACCGTATACTACTTTTTCTCCTGTGCTCGTCTCATATACTGGGACAAGTTCGTTCTCAATTACTGTTAAATTGTTCATTTTGTTCTCCTTTTTAAAGTTCAATATTTTGAACTTTTTCTCTAAAAAAATATTTAGGTATGTCTTCCTGTGCCAAATCTAGAAGTTCTACTGCTTTACAGATATCCGTCTGCTTCCACGGTCTCTCACTACTCAATTTCAAGCAAAGCGTTCTTTCCGACCATTTCATAGCTTCCGCAAACCTATACTGAGTTCCAAACTTCTCAATTATCCGACCTTTTAATTTGTCATAATTGAATGCCATATTATCCTCCTTTCGCTCTGTTCAAACGTTTGAACCACTTGTATCTTAACACCCACTTGTACCCTTGTCAATACAAAAGTTAATTTTTTTGAACTTTTTTGTTTTTCATATTGAACTTTTGTTAAGTGTGTGATATATTTATAATCAGAAAGGCGGTACATTTATATGAAGAAAGAAAGCACTGCTACTAGGCTAAAAAAGATTATGGAGACAAAGGATCTTAGACAAGTAGACGTTCTGAAATTAACTGCACCATACTGTGAACAATATGGGATAAAAATGAACAAATCAGATATAAGTCAATACTGTTCTGGAAAAAATGAACCTAATCAAGAAAAACTGTTCGTTTTAGGAAAAGCATTAAACGTAAGCGAGTCATGGTTGATGGGATTTGACGTACCGATGGGACGTAACGACTACGAATTTAAAGATGCGATTGGCCCTGATAACCTTTCGTTTAATAATGTTGAGGAATTCAAGAAAGCTTACGATCAAAGTATGTTCAGAAAAAACAGATTAGAATATAAGCTTTTAGAGAACATGAGAAAGCTAAATAATAATGGAAAGAAAAGTCTTTTGAATTATTCTGAAATATTACTTGGAAATCCGAATTTTATAGAATCCAACAATCATTTAGAAGTATTAGCAGCTCATGAACGAACCGACATTAAAGTAACAAATGAAATGAGAAAACACGATAAAGACATCATGATGGATGACTCTGAATGGGAGTGATACAATGACGATTTATGAAGAACTTTTGGAAGAGGCGAATAATAGCGGACTGATTGTCCGCGAAAAGACTCTTTCCGGTAGTGACGGATTGATCTATAAAAATAGAATTGCAATATCAAACAGGTTGAAAACGTCCGCAGAAAAGGCTTGTGTTTTAGCTGAAGAAATCGGACATCATCATACTGCTGTTGGCGATATATTTAATACGCAAAATATTGAAAATATGAAGCAAGAACAAAAAGGAAGATTGCACGGATACAATCGGATGATCGGATTGCGAGGTATCATATCAGCTTTTAATGCTGGATGCCAGAATAGATATGAAGTTGCAGAACATCTGCATGTCACAGAAGAATATCTGCAAGAAGCTATTGACTGCTATACTGGAAAATATGGTAAATGTACTACTGTAGATAATTATGTTATTTATTTTATTCCTAATTTGGCAGTTATGGAAATGATATGAGCGCAAATGCGTTTATATAGAGTAAAGTGGTGTTAAAGTACAGAAGGAGGAGAATATGGAGTTTAACGAATCTATTAAACAATTTTCGGAACGTGTATCTATGATGAAAGATACTGTATCCACTGAAGAAGCGACAAAAATGTCTTTAATCGTACCGCTGTTTCAAATACTTGGGTATGATGTATTCAATCCGTTAGAATTTTGTCCGGAATATATCGCAGATGTTGGAATTAAAAAAGGGGAAAAGGTCGACTATGCAATTTTGGATAACGGAGAACCAAGTATTTTAATTGAATGCAAAAGTTGTTCTGAACAGTTAGACAAACATTCTTCTCAACTTTTCAGATATTTTGGTACATCTCCAGCTAAATTCGGAATTTTAACAAATGGACTGGTATATAGATTTTACACCGACCTAGAAGAAGCAAACAAGATGGATTTAGTGCCATTTCTTGAAATCAATATGATCAACTTAAAAGATTCTTCTATTAATGAGCTGAGAAAATTCTGCAAAGAGAATTTTGACAAAGAAAAAATATTCAGCACAGCCGAAGAATTGAAGTATAGCTCTTTAATAAAAGGAGTTTTATCTGCTGAATTTGAAGCACCATCGGAGGAATTTGTAAGACTTGTGCTTACAAACATATATGACGGACAAAAAAATCAGAGGGTAATCGAAAAATTTACTCCTGTTGTAAAAAGAGCGTTCTCTTCATTTGTCAATGAGATTGTCAATAACAAAATATCTTCAGCTCTTACAAAAGACAGCGATGATGTAAAAAACGAGACTGAAGAACTGCCAGAAGAACCAGTGTCAAAAATTGTAACTACAGAAGAAGAGATTGAAGCATTTTATATTATAAGGGGAATGCTTGCCGGATCAGTAGATGTTAATGATATTGTTCACAGAGATACAGAAAGTTATTTCGGTATTTTATACAAAGATAATAACAGAAAGCCTATTTGTAGGATAAACCTCGATAAGAAAAACAAACAATTATTCATTCCGGACGAAAATAAAAAGATGGAACGATTTTACATCGAAACACTCAATGATCTATATAAGTATCGCGATCAGCTGATTGCAGTTGCAAAGCGATATATGGAGTAATATGACTGCACTATAAAATAACAAGAAATACAGGAGAAAATAGGAATTTATGAAAAAGAAAATTGTAACCATGTTGTTGATTGGAACTATGGCGTTGTCCATGACAGCGTGTGGCGGAGATAAAGAGCCAGAAAAAGAGAATACTGCGAAAACAGAAGCTACGGAAAAAGAACCGGAAGTCGAAGTGACGTATCAAAGTATTCTCGATGATTATACAAAAAAGATTGCTGATGCGACTCCGGGACTTGTGGAAGAATATAATAACGAAGCAGCTCCGATTGCCGGAGACTTAAATGCGCTTGCTGAATTATCAAATAGCAAGGTTGAAAAACTGGCCGAGATTTCTAATCAGGGCGTTTCCGAAATGGCTACGCTAATGCAGAAGAATGGGGACGAGTACAGTGTTTATGAAGAATGGTCATTGAAATTAACTGACGTATACACCCAATACGCAAAGCAGATCGCTGACGCATACACTTCTTCCGCTGCCGGTATGAGTACGGAAGACTTAATGAACTCTCTCGATTCTTTAGGACAATAAAATAAAAAACCGCCCCTGCGCCAACAGAGACGGTATACATATCCGAAGATATGCTATTGAAATCCACGAATATTGTATCATCTTCGGAAACAGCTTGCAAGCGGAACATATGTTTTGCGCTGGCTGTTATTTTTATACTCAAATTTAAATACAATTACATAGGAGTGTGATACAATGTCTTATTTTATCTATGCTAGAAAATCCAGAAAAGACGCCGAACTGGAAGCACTGGGGATTGATGTTCTGGAACGACACATTACTACCCTGTTAGAGTTGGCAAAGACGCTCTCTCTTCCGATCGGTGCAATTTACAGAGAAGTTGTGTCTGGAGACAGTATTGATGCCCGTCCAGTCATGACGCAAGTCCTATCCGAGGTAGAAGCCTGTATGTGGGATGGTGCCCTCGTAATGGACGTGGATCGTCTGGCCAGAGGTGATACGATCGATCAGGGACGTGTGCAGCGTGCATTTTTTTATTCCAACACCCGGATTGTAACACCGAATAAAACCTACGATCCTGCAAATGAGTATGATAATGAGTACTTTGAGTTCAGTTTATTTATGAGCCGCCGGGAATACGCCACAATCAAGCGCCGGATGCAGCGTGGCAGGGAACGTTCCAGTTCTGATGGTTATTACGTTGGCAATGTTGCCCCTTATGGATGGGAGCGCGTCATTGCGCCGGATGGAAAACACTACTCTCTCGCCCCACATCAGACAGAAGCACCCGTCCTTGATCTAATGTATGATCTGTGCGGAAATAAGCAGTACGGATACCAAAAAGCCTGCACCTATATGACCAATATGGGAATCCTTGCAAGGAGCGGAAAGCCTTTTACACCCTCCACTTTAAAAGGGATCATATCGAATCCGGCAAACATCGGCAAAGTCCGCTGGGGGCATCGTAAGACTGTTAGAGCTGTAAAAGATGGTCGTGTGGTAAAGTCCCGCCCAAAAGCCACAGATTACATCCTCTCAGATGCGGCATGGGCACCACGGATCAGTGCAGACTTATTTAAACGCGCGAACCAACCAAAAGGATGTTTTTCTGCTCCAGTTAGAAGCGACAGACCGATACAGAATCTGTTTGCAGGTCTGGTCAGATGCTCACAATGCGGCCGGCTTATGGTCCGTAAGAAAGCACAAACAAAAACACCCTATGATATGCTGATATGCCAGTATGCGGAGTGCTCCACAGTCGGGATCCGGATCGATGAACTGGAAGAAGCTCTTCTGGGGTGGCTGAAAGACTACATAGCCAAATATGAATTTGCTGACACTCACGAGGAAGATACTGCCGCGATTGCCGCAAAAGAATTGATCGTCACAAATTTTGAGACTGAACATCAGACGCTTTTGAAACAGAGAGAATCCTTATTTGATTTTTTAGAGCAGGGAATTTACACAAAAGAAATTTTTATTGAGCGTTCGAATGCGCTTGAGCAGCGGATCAGAGACTGCATGAATAACATCACTGCTGCCCGTGAAGATTTGCATACCACAATCGCAAGACAGGCAAACCGGAAGAATTTTGTGCCGAAGTGCAAGAATTTATTGAGTGAGTGGGACTCTCTGACTGTCTCGGAAAAGAACAGCGCCTTGAGACAGCTGATTGACAGGATTGTTCTGACTAAGACGAAACGGAACAAGAAAAACCAGAAAAACTCTGAATTTACAATCGATGTGTACCCGAAAGTGCCGAAATAACGGTGCTTTCGGAGTATATTCATTAGCTGCATCTTTTACGAGCATATTCTTTCGCACATCCAAGATGCAACTAATCCACATTAAATAAGTAGTAACTTTTTTGACAAAAATAAGATTGATACAATATTCAGGACGGCAACTCCATCCGTCCAACACTCATATACGCCGCCCGTAAAAAGGTGTGCATCATTTCGGTTGTCAGGATCATCCCTTCTGGCAACCGGAATTTGAAAGAATTTCCCGGTATCTCCATAAATTCTTGGTATAGTAAAAACGTATCGTAAGATTCGTAGATTTGATATTCCATACTTGCTCCCCCTCTTGTATTGACTACATATATTATAGCACAGAGGGGTTTGAATTGAATTTATTAAAAATACATTTTGATGGAAAATAATATTATTCCCCTCAGAGAACGATCTCCGAGGGGATTTTTATTAGAACAACTGGAACCGATCGATTGCCTGTCCGAACGCTCCTGCATATCCGTCCTGCCCGTTTCCGGTCTCATTATCATACTGCCAATCCCAGTATGTTCCATTTACCGGACTGACACGGTACTGCGCTTTCTGGTAGCCATATTTTGCCGCATAATCCGCTGGAGTATTGTAGTACACCTCGATTGCATCGATTGGCTGTCCTGTACCTGCATAGCCGTTGTTGTGGTCATTCCAGTTACATCCGGTCACATAAGGCAGCCATCCTCTGCCAATTACGTGGACTCTGTATTTTACGGATCCCTTGTCTGCCTTAATAGCTACATCCGTGATGCGCTTGCCCTGGATCCCGGCAAAATCTGTGAGATTGCGAACAAACGGCAAGATGCGTCCGTCCTCCAGTTTGACGGCGTAAGTAAATACTACTTCTGGTTGCTTCTGTTGGGTTGATGACTGTCCAGAACTTTGTCCACCAGACACATAAGTTGGTGGCGTGACATTGCCACCCATGTACTCCTTGATTCGCTTTATAAAATAGGATTTCGTAGCTTCTCTTCCACCGTGAATCTCTACAGATCTGTGAGGACATGATGTAGCATACACTTCCTGATGGAGTCTGATTGTGCTTGTGCTTGGTGTGATTCCATACTCCTTGCACTTCTGCGCCGCCAACTGCAATGCTTTTTCCTCGTTTGCTTTAAATACATCCAGATCACCCATACTCTGGCATGTTTCGATGCCGAGATAGTTTAAGTTTCCATTTGTGTCCCCGCAATGCCATGCACAATTCATATCATCCTCTGCCTGTAAGATGCCATCCTGTGCTACATAATAGTGCGCAAATCCATTTTCAAGCGGATGTGTCTGTAACCAATTTCTGTAAAATGCTGCATTGGCGTTCTTGCTTCCAGCGTCATTGTGAAAAAAGATACCTACCGGATTTCTCCCTCTGTTTCCTGCTACTCCACGACAAATACTCATATTTTCTCCTTTCCGTGCGATGTCGCACAATAAAAGAGAGCCTGTTTCCAAGCTCTCCAGAATCTATTTATATGTAAGCGCCCGATCTGAATCTCCTGTGCCCGGTGTCGTTGGGTCTACCACTACACCAAGGATTGCCAGCACTGCAAAGAGTGCATTGATTACAGTCAATAACTTATCTCCAAGGTCTCCAAGGTCGATGGTAAGACCAAACACTGCCGCAATTGCCTGTATCAACAGTAAGATTGCCGGGATCAGCGCCACCCAGAATGCCTTGTTTTTGATTCTTACAATCCAATTGATTTTTTTCATGGTTCTACCTCCTTTAAAAAAGCATTGCTGCTACTGCACCGATAATAGCTCCAATGAGAGCGGTAACAACCCCATCCCATCTCTTAGCTGGTGTCTGCTCAAGATGCGTCACCTTTGCGGTGAGTTGTACCAACGTCTGGTTCATGAAGCCGACCTCTTTGGTTAGCCCTACCATTTCTTGTGCCAGTTGATGTACCACGCTCACAACGTTCTCTGCTTCTTTCATTCGATGCTTTAATGAGCCGATTTCTTTTCCGTGCTCTGCAAGTTTCACTTCTACTTCATTTTCTGTCATGTTTTCCCTCCGGTTTTTAAAGTATAAAAATAAGACCATTACGGTCTTGCTCTAATCTCCATATTCACTCCTTAAATTGCGGATATCCAAGATGTACAGATTGTTCTCTCTGCATAGGTCGCATTTTCTACATCCAGCGATATTTTCGGGCCGATACGGTACCTCCCATTTCCAACGATCGTGCCAGCCACTACTTCCGGGCACGCACAGAATACATGGTACTTCGGGCGGAACTCTTCCGGGATGGCCGCCTCGTCAAAATCATTGAAAGACCCGCTGTTCGGAAACTGTGCCAACATCTCGATTTTACAGTGTACGATCTTGCCGATTTTATACAACCACACCTGCATGCGATTACTGCTGTTTACATTGAAGTACGGTCCTCTCACCTGTCCGGAATCATATTCCTTGATTCCCATCAATTCTTGATCGCCCAGTAATAACTTGCCATGAAACCTCGCATCTTGATAGAAATCATAACCCACTTCGCTATCGCTTGCTGTTCCGCCGAAAGCAATACTTCTTCCTTTATTTGCAACATCCAACGCTCGGAACTGTGCCGGAACAATCACCTCTTCTTGTTTGCTGCCGTTTAAGTCTGTGATTGTAACGATAACAAAGTACACACTCCCCGTGGATATTTTCCCATTCCCGATTACTTGGGAAATCTTTCCGCTTGTCGTGTTTGGGTATGTTTCACTTGCTTTCACCGGACTCCCAGAAGCAGTCTCCTGATAATCTATCCTGACACTGGTTGCCTTGTTAGAGTTATTTAAGGTCTGGTCTACTTGCCAGCTCCCAGTGACTTTAATGTACGTGCCATCACTCTTTGGTGATCCCTTAGAGTCGCATCGCAATGCAGTCAACCTGGTAATTGTCGGCTTAATGTACGCGATCTGCCAAACTGCATAAAGAGTCACATCTGCATCGGCACCGTATGTTGCTCCCGGCATGTATGCTACGTCTCCAGCGGACGATGTTGCCCAGCCCATAAATACATAGCCATCTCTTGTGGGACGCACAGAAGATAGTGTTAATACGGATCCGTATATCTTTTTCTGGGTGTCTGGAGCACCGGTCCCGCCATTTGCATTATAAGATACTGTATGCTCCCACGTAATAGCCGACAAGGTGTATTCCCCACTCGCTGAGATCGTGGCTGGATTAACTCCTGTATTGACCGTCGCGGAAAAGCCGATCTTCTTTGATTGTCCGCTCGTTGGCATCGTAATCCGGAACGTCTTCGTTCCGCCGATATTCGTCCAGATCCATTGTCCGCCGCCACTGCCGACTGCAAATGCCGCACTACCGGAGGTGTTCTGTCCATCACAACTCATGCTGTACGGTGCGCCGCCGTAATTGTATCCACCAAAGTCAAATGCGATATCAAATCTGATATCTACATCATATTTATGCGTGAGATTAACATCTCCTACTCCACGTACTGCCGTGACATAGATTCTTCCTGTTCCTGCCATTTTTCTCTCCTTACTCGATATAGATTATAGATAGGTGTCCATCCCCATTGTCCAGCATAGCATAGTTGCCTACACCAACTCTCTTTGCACTTAGATTGTCAATTTCTGCAACCGGCATATACGCTTTCTCGTTCCCAAAATATGCCAATCCATTATCGCCCTCGTAAAATCCCAATCTGGAGTTTGTTAATCTGGCTTTTAGGTCGTTTCCTGTTCCGCCAAGTTCCAGAAACGGTGTTACGCCATCCGACCCCTGCCGCACCCATGTATCAACCACCTCGGTCTTACCATTCACATACTCTACTGTATTTTTAAATTCGGCTCGGACTTCATTTTTGTATTTTTCGAAGCTGGTGTTGATATTCGTTACGCTAGAGATTGCTGTATTTGCGGATTCCTGAGCATTTCCCGCAGCATCTTTCGCATCCTCGATGTCTTCCGTGTATGCTTCCACCCATTTTTCGCCATCCCAGTACTTAAACACGTTATTGACTGTATCGTACCAGAGCTTGGTCTTATCGTCCGGCGGGGTATCCGACTTGATTGCTGCATCCTCTCCGTCTGTTCCATCGGATACATCCATAACCGTAACCTCTTCGAATCCTCGAAGGATTCCCTCCGTATCCCTTGCTTCAAATTTGTAGACCGCCTTGCTCTCCACATCCAAAGCTCGAACTTTTATGGTCCGACCGGCATAAATATGATTTCCATCCTTAAACCATCGAATTGTGAAATTGTCTGTTCGATCTACCCCATTATCTATTACATTGGCAGTCAAGTTGGTAAAGCCTTCATTATTTTTAAATACAATTCCGTTATCCGTAGAGATACTGCTGGTGTAAATCTTTGTTTTGTTAATCAGATCCTCTACTTTCTGCAGCAAATCTTCAGAGATTTCCGACTGCAGCTCTTTAAAATTGGTAAAGGCTGTCTTGTTTGCTTGCGGATTCGTGAAACTGCGAACCTGCTCCGATACTCTTGCACTCAAGTATAAGGTAGGAACGTACTCCTCATCTTCGATCTCCACGGTATCTCCGATAGCGGTATCAAAGTATCCCGTCACATCATAAGTCACGACCGGTTCAGATGCTGTTCTCAAGTCCGATAGCGCCATACTGTACAGTTTGTCTTTGTTATCCGTATCGTAGGATTTTGGCATAAAGATGTATCCATCTTCCTTGTTTATCAGGTTTGATGGAAATCTGTCCCTTGCCTGCGGCGCCCGGATATCTGGACCTTGTGTATAAAACTCTACTACGCCGTTCTCATCCAGCTCTTCTTTCTCAATTCCCTGTATAGTCAGTCCATCCTTTCCTGTTGGACGGATACCGGTGTACAGATTTTCGATACTGGATTCCTTCCGGATGCCGGTAACATTTTTCCCGTACCGCAGTTTGATATCTCCCCGGAACTCCCCAACTCCCGTGTTATTGTCTGAGTGTTCCCGATACACGTTCATTACAATTTCTTTCAGCGAATAATCATCATTTAACACAGTCTGGAACTCAATCTCCGCATCGAATACATTCGCCACGGAAAATAAACGGGACAGTACCGTTGCCTCACCTGTCCATTCGTTTGAAATCCGCTTATCTGACACTTCATTGATCCCGATCCGCACGGTACGTTCCGGATCAAAGGCAGTTACATATTCCTCAAAGCTCATTGCGCTTTCAGATTTGTATGCCCCAACATTCTCGTTGATCAATTCGAAGCTTAAAGACCATGCTGTCGCAGTAACTGTAAATTCATCCTTTTCCACATGTACGATATTCAGATAGTAGTCTTTTCCGTTATATACAAAGGCTACTTTATTCCCTTCTACGATATACGCCGCATCCTCGTGTTTGGAACTTACCGTAAATGTGTAAGTATTCGCTGTCCCCTGCAGATATTCATGGAGCTCATCGTTCCAATAATGCATAGAGTTTCGATGGGTGTTATCCAAAAATGCAAGCACCCTGTCATGTGGATTCAGTACGGCAATTCTGATTTCATTCATTACAAATACGCCTCCCTTATTTTGGCTTTAATCGTTGGCGGCGGACTGCTAAATGCCGAGCAGGAGAACTGGATCTCCGTCTCTCCCGGCGGTACCAGAAAATGCTTACTTCCTCGGATTTCATCTTCCATCCGCTTCATCCCGTTTACATAAACCGCTGTATCATTTCCATCAATATAGACCACATCTCCGGACTTATACCGGTTCGGCACATCTCTGTATTTTTCCACGTTATCCTTGCGGAACCAGATACTTTTTAAATAATTGTGCGTAACCAGCTGATTTCCAAGATCTCTACTTCCCCACTGCCCGATCCAGACCTGTATCTTCTCACACGCCATGTCTTTAATCTCCGGGATAGTAAAGTAATAATACTGACCGTACCAAAAGATCCGTAGCCTGTCACCCTCTTTTAAAAAATCATTATGACCGCCACCCATCTTTAAATTAAATGGGTTTCCCTCATAAGCTGTCGGATGGAAATCCAGTGTCTTGATCTTCTTGTTTTGTGGCGCGAACCAGTCCACATGCGCCGTATTACCAACCGTATCACTCTTGTTAATAGACATAGAGCAGATCACTTCATTTTCCCCTGTAAGAAACGCAATAGTCTGTGCTCCCGTCTGTCCCATCAATCCAGTCTCGAACCAGTGCTGGGTATAGCAGTAAAAGTTCTTCGCCCCCCGTCTACCCTCGCTGTCCGCAGGAATGACCATGGTTTTCATACCTCCATTCCAGTGTCCGTTCGTAGCCTGCCCACCCTTTAAAGCCATTACGCTGTATCCGGCAACGTCCCGCACTTCCAGCGTTCCTTGTGTGGTATTCTCCGGATTTTGATAAGAAGTACCGTGATCGTCTTGAAACAGGTTATACCCCTCTGACAGTATCTCTGACGCCTTATAGTCTTCGCCGTCTGCTTCTTCGATCTTGCCGAGTTGTATTGCACCGTATTTACTGGCAATCCCGATAAATCCATTTTCGTGGTTGTGAGTGATATCGTAACTTACCGGAACGGATTCTGTGCCCCCATTTACAATAGTAAGCGTCTGATATCCGCTTTCCTGATGGGCAGTAAACGATTTTTCCGCTGCAGAATATTTCCGTGGATCACAACAATAAAAAGTAAATTCGCCTTTTACGTTCAATCTGCCTGGCTCCACATCTCCGACACTTGATTTCGTTCCGATAAAATATTTATCCGGTTCATCTGCAAAAATCAGCTTTGCCTGTTCCTTATTTAAGATTCCAGAGAGTTTGTTGAATTTTTCCTGGAACTCTCTCGGAGATGTACAAAGCAACTGGTACCCAACTGTAATGCTTCTGGTTGTATCTCGCTTTCCCGTATACTCGGATCCATCCACAAGATCAATTTCTCTCTCCGAAATTTCTGATCCCAAAAGCTCGCGACCGGTCACGTACAGAGTTCTGTATCCATCAATCAAATTTTCAATATATGTCCCATCAATCTGCAGAGCCTCACTTGGCAGGGAGCTTTTACTCCCCGCCTGATTTGTATCCACAAACTCATACATGGCTTCTTTCTCCTTTCAGTCTCATCTTCATACTCTCACGTCTTTCCAGATCTTTCTGCGTAAATTCCGCCGTAACACGCGCTGCTTCTCTGCCGTTATATTCAACCGGTACAACGATTGTGTATGTAGTATTCCGGTTATAGGAATAATCACCGGAAAGTTCAGAATCCAAAGCACCTGAAGCTCGCATTCTCATGTCTGTGGATAATGTTGGAATCTCCACAATGTTCTGCGTAGCTTCTGCAACCTTTCTGGACATCGACTCAATTCCAAGCGCAAATCCCTCTCCTACATAGACACCCAGCCCGGCAAATACTCTTGACGGACTGTGGATTTTCGCTTTTGCCCTGACTGCCGCATCTGCAGCCGCAGCCATTTGTGCCGCAACTGATCTGATATATCCCAAGGTTGACGACATACCATTTGCGAAGCCTAACCCTATGTTGTATCCGCTACTGTATGCGCCACTTGCCCCGGAAGCCAAGGATGATAATACTGCAGATACCGTTCTGATTGCAATCGCCTGCGTTGGCTGCAATCCACTCTGAACACCCTCTTTTGCGCTATCTCCGAGCTTCTGTCCGGAGCTTCTTGCTTTTCCTGCGCCGGAATCAAATGCGCTGACAATGGACTTCACCGCACTTTTCGCTTTATTTCCAAGAGCATCCAGCCCATCATTCACAATGCTTACAGAATCTTTCATACTCTCGATAGATTTCTGCGCTGTTTTCGCATTCTTTGCAATTGACTTCATGCTGGAATTTACCGCCAATAACGCTGCTGCCATTGCAAGCACTCCAACACACGCTGCTGCGATTGCAACTCCGAACGCAGCCACTCCAACCGTAACACCAAGCACCGCCGCTCCTACTGCCAGTAATCCCACTGCAAGAGCAGCGCATCCTACTCCTGCCACAATCGTACCAGCTCCAAACACAGTCATTGCAGCACCTAATGCTCTGATTGCCACAGATGCCTGCAGTCCATACTCAGCGACAATTGGCAGAACACTTGCAACCAAAGCCAATCCTGCGCTCGCAAGCAGAACAGCTGCTCCTACAAGGACTGCTGCCGCTCCAAATGCGATCAGCCCAACAGCTCCTGCGGTTAAAACGGGTGCTACTGCTGCCGCTACGACCATTAATCCACCAATTGCTACGATCAGGCCAAACATGACTCCAATAGCAAGTGGCCCCGCATTTGCGAGAGAAATCGCAGATACAGTCAATACCGCAATTCCAGCCGCTGCCAAAACAATAGCTGCTCCAAACGCTACAAAACCGACTGCACCGGCTGTTAAAGTCGGAGCTACCATTTTTGCCACGATCAAAAGACCTGCGATTGCAGCTACCATTCCAACTAAAACGCCTATTGCTAAAGGACCTGCTTCTGAAACTCTAATTGCCGCATCTGACAGCACCCAAAATGCAGCACTTATCAGCAAAATACTTCCTCCAAGCGCTAACATTGCAGTAGACATAGCAGTAAGTTTCTTTGTGCCGCCAGACATTGTGGAAAGCATTTTCATCATTCCCATACTCAGCCCAATTAAAGCGCCTACCATTCCGACTAAAACAGCAACGGCCAATGGCCCGGAATCCGCCACTACTTTTGCACCCTGCGCCAACAAGAAAAATCCACCGCTAATCAAAGCAACTCCGGCACCCAACATCATGAATGCTTTAGCGGACGCAAGCATTTTCTTGGAGCTTGAAGCACTGCTTTTACCAACCGCATCCTGTCCTTTGGAAATTCTGAATAATTTTCCAGCAATTTTACTTACTCCAGCTCCGGCAAGTTTTAAGATTGCCCCCGTAAATCCTGCTACAATGGGTATAAAAGGTTTTACGATTTTAAAGCCTTTGTATCCAGCAATCAGTTTCGGAAGTTCAGCGATCACTCTCGCAATGATATCTGCGTGTTCTTCCAGGAATCCTGCAAATGCTTGGAGCGCATCCCCAGCTCCTTGAATCGCATCACGGAATCCGTTCACGCTCTCTGTGGAGCCAAATGCTGGAATAAGTTTTCCGAGTTCTTTTCGGATTGCTCCAAATGCATCCCCAAAAGCCCCAGAAACTTGAGAAGCCTCTTTTTTCAAGATTTTCCAATAGGACTCCAAGCGAATCATTGTTGCTGGAATCCAAGTCTGCAATCTGGAAAACACGCTTTCTACTTTTCCGTTAAATTGATTGATCGCATCCACAGCCTTACCTTTAACAAAAGAATCGTAAATGGACTGCATTCCGCTTGTCACCGTTGCTTCAAGGTTTCCCATTGCTCCTTCGAATGTCGTAACTGATTGCGCGGCTTCTCTTGCCATGTCTGTCATCCCAATGTTGTTCATCGCCTGCCCCAGAAGATCGGCTGTGATAGCTCCATCTTCCATTGCCTGTTTAAAATCCTCTCCCAAAACCGGATTCAATTTAATCAATTCTTTTCTTAATCCACCGGCAAGCTGTGGACTCGCATTGACGATCTGATTCCAATCCTGCGCATGCAAAGCGCCAGATGCCATCGCCTGTGAAAATGCAAGTGCAACACTACTAAACTCCTGTGCGCCGCCACCGAATACAGCAACTGCATTTCCGACGGATTCCGTTAATTTCTCTGCGTCTTTGACCCCATTTGCAGACAGAGATCCAAAGGTTGACATTACATCCTGCAAAGAAAAGACTGTTTTATCAGCATAGGTCTTTAACGTTCCCGTTGCACCTGCGATTCTCTGTATTTCATCCTCAGCGTATCCGCTAAACCTCATAGCCTGTTGGAGTTTCTGCATTGCATCCGATGTGTTGATCGTTTCTTTGGTTAACCCAGAAAGGCTTCCGGACACGACAGATACAGCTTTTTGTCCAATTGCCATCATTGCTCCAAAGCCAATTCCACCTATAAGTGTACTTTTTAACTCTTTGGCTGACTTTGTGGCTGCTCCGAAAACAGATTTGAACCCCTTATCCTGCGCAGATAATATCGCCTTAACCGAAAAAGTTTCCGCCATGCCATCACTCTCCTTTCATCATTCTGCCGATTATGTCCAATCTTTCATTTTTTTGCTTTCGGTTCCTCACACGATCTACTTCTTTTTCGTAATCAAAGAATTTTCTGAATCTCTGATACACTGGTTTCGACCTATTCTTTCCAACCTTTTTCTCTGCTTTTACAGCAAAATTTAAGAATGCCTGCAGATGATTTCGATAGTCCTTATCTACCTCTCTCAACTGTACAGCTTCCATGAGTAAGGTGTATTCCGGAATTGTCAGCCTGTCCACTTCTCCGAAACTCTTAAATCCAAGATACCGAAAACAATTCAAAGCTGCTTCTTTGTAGTATTCTTCAAAATCTACATCATCAGCTCTCTTTTCCGCGCTTCTTCCTCTTCTACTCTCTGTTTCTCTTTCTCCACAGCATCCAGAAGTTCTTTCGTTGTCCTCTTCGTAGCATTCGCACTCTTTAAGAAACCCATTACTGTATCTGTAAGCTCATCGATATCTGTATTCTCGTCATCGATATAACCATCGAGCAAATCTCTTGTCACTCTCGGATTCTGCCCTTTATTCGCAACATCAAGAATGTTTACCAATGCATCCGGATCACCATTTATTAAATTCATAAGCGCATACCGGAATCCTACGTCTTTTTTTACTCCCGGCAATCCATCCACAGGCATATTTGTCTGCTTGTTGATTTCTCTCAAAAATCCCATTCCAAATTTAAACTGGTACACCTGTCCGTTAATTGTTAATTCCATCATATTTTTTACCTCCATTAAAAGAGAGCGGTCTTACCGCCCCCTATGTACGCAATCGTCGTTTTTCGCCTTACAAATTCTCCCTCTACTAATCAAGGCAGTATCACCAGAGGGGTTTACATTTCCTGTGTCGTATCCTTAAATACATAAGCTGCTACTTCCTGCTGCTGTGCAGTCACAGTAACATCCCCTCGTTTTCCGGAGCCGTTAACACCAAAAGTAAGAGACACCTCTACATTTTCATCTGCCGAGGATGTGATCTCAAATTCCGTGAGATATCCCTGGAAATACATGCCCTTGAACTTATTCGGACCAGGTTCTGCCGGATCCTCAAGGTTTGCTTCCCAGATTTCAAGCAACTCATCCGAATCCATTGCGTCCTCTAACTCAGAGATTAACTTATCTTTCTTCGCAAGGATAGCAGTAGCTGTGATTTCTGTTTCCGCAGCCCCAGGTGTGCGAATCGTTCCATCCTTCGTTGCTGTAGAGTCTGCATCCTTGCTTTTTGTTCTTCCATTTTCTGTCGTAAACGCAAGATTTTTCGCAGCCTCTTCTTTTGCTTTTCCTGCAAGTCGGTACAAATAGACAATTTTCTTGCCAGATACCGCCTCTGCAAATAACTGTAAACCTGTCTTAAACATGCTTTTTCTCCTCTCTCTAACTAAAACTAAATTCTATTTCCAGCAACCCGTGTAAAAGAGGCTGCTTTGTTGTTGTGTCCGGTAAAATTCTTTGGTTTACATTCCGGACATTCCATGCAAAATTTTCTGTATGATCCAGTTTTCTGCATGTAGTTTTGATCGCCAACAGCATTTTTGATACCGTTCCTCTCTGTCTTGGGTTGTTGTGCCATATATGGATTGTCTGATGGACACTTCCAAAGACAGCGGTTTTATTGGCATCATCTATCTGGTGGTTGTCTGCGAGATAAACAAAAGGATACGGCGTACCATCCGGCGGTAAGAAGCCGTCATATACGTCATATCCTATTTTTTTAATCTCTGTAAGTAATTCTGTAAATAATTCTTGCTGTGGATCCATGTCTCACCTCACAAGCTTTTGCAAATCTTTTTCAAACTGTTTCTTCTGCTCCTCAAATGCGGGTTTTAAATACGGCTGCGCTTCCATGAATCGTGTTCCGAGTTCCACATATGGAGCATACTCCGCAGTAGGTTCCACAGTCGCAGTCATCCCATTATCTGACAAATCAAGACCTATACTCCGCTTCAAAGTCCCGGTATCAACCGGCGCATTTCTCTGTGATTTTGCTTGCATATCAGCTCCGTTTTTTCGGACAACTGTCTTAACTGCATTCAGATCCATTCTTTTCTTCAAACCTTTATCCAGCTTTGCGATTCCTTTAAATTTAATACCTGCCATCACTGCACCTCCGACACCACAAACACATGCTTTGTTCGAAGTTTCCGCTCAAAATCCACTCTGTATAAGGCGTTTCCTATCCGAATACGATCAAACGGTTTTTTGTAATGCGTCTGTATCCGCACCGTCTTGCTTCCCTGCTTTATGGATCCGTATACAAGGTTCATTGTCTCTGTGCCGGTATCTGTCACACTGGCGTATATTTTCTCTTCTGAGACTATATCATCTCCATAATCCCCAGTAGCTTCGTCATACTCCCCAGGTACGATCGACTGAAAGAAAACTTCTGTATCACACCTCAAATAAATCTCACCCTTCCTCGTTTTGATTCTTTTTGTGAGTCAAGAAAAGCCTGTATTTCATTCATGAATCCATCAAAATCATTATCGTTGTAGGACATATTCTCTCCCTCAACATTGTGTGATGACATACCCTCGGAACCCAACCGATTAAACCGGATCACTGCCACTTCCAAAACAATATGATTCATTTCCGGCGGCACTTCGATTCCTCCGAGCAGGAGTTTTAACCGCCCCTGCACGGATTTAAGAATCAACTCCAGTTTCGAATCAAGAGAATCATCCTCGATCCCCAGAAGCTTTTTTAAATCATCCAGTACACTTTTCATCCTGCGCATACTCTTTACCCCGTGATGGTTACTTTTACTACCGCCTTTTTGTTGTCATTCGGAATAAATTCTCCAGCCTTACCAGCTCCCTGCAAAGCTACACCGTCGAAATCCTCGGATTCGATTGTTCTCGCTGTGTTAATTCCGGTAAATGCTTTTGCAACTCCGGCAATATATGCATAGGCACATTCTTTGGACTGGAAGAGCTCATCCGGAATCTCCTCTACAAGGAATCCCTTGAACTTCACAACTTCATTGCCATCAATGTTTACAGTAGAGTTTTTAGCAGTTGTATTCAAAGGATGATCCGAAACGGCATTGTACAGATCGGAACAAACCTTAATCTTCTTCGTTCCAACTGCTTCAATATTATTGAAATACTTCGACAGCTCATTAAACAGCTTTAATACATTGTCTGCCGTATAATCAGTAACGCTTAAAGTTTTTCCGGAAGATGTGGAAATAAATTTTCCGTGCTGCTTGTTAAACTGCTTTGTCTTAGCCCTCGCCTGCAGTTCCAAGCGATCTGCTACCGCAACGTCAAAATCATTGTTTACCGTGTGTCGGTCAATTCCCTCGTGGTAATTCCATCCCCAAGAGTAATTAACCGGCGTGTTCGCGTAGATAATCTCTTTTCTCTCCCCGAAACGGCTAGAGTTCCCTGTTCCCGTTCCAAACGCTTTCGTAGCTGTTTTATCGTACCCAGTTCCAACCACAACCGGAATGTCTGATGTTTTTACATAAAAGGCTGTTTCATTTTCTCTGACTCCGTCCAGTACCTCAAGTTCGCCGACGAAAAAATCCGCGAAATAAGACATCTTTTTAAATACTACCTTCAAAAGGCTTTTAAACTCAAGCTGGTAGCTTCTTACCGGCATATCATTGTTGTCTCCTGCCGCAAATAACTGTAACATCATAAATTCTTTATTCTTCATCTTCACATTCTCCTTTATTTATACTTTGCAAGTCTCTTTTCGAATTCAGACATTGGACTTCCTGAGTTCGTCATGGTTTTTGGTGTAGATCCGGTTGCTCTGGCGATCTCGGCTTTCTTAAGCTGGGATTCCACGATTTTCATCAGAGTGTCAATTCTTGCATTGGTATCTGTTTCATCGGCGCCCACAATAAAATCAAGCACCTCTTGTGTTGCCTCAATGCCTTTTTCTGCAAGGACTACGGATGCATTTCTGCTGAGCTGATTCTTAACAGACTCTGCTTTCAGTCTCTCATTTTCTTCCTTTAACTTGTCCATATCGTACTGCTGTTTCTGCTCTGCATTCATTTTTGCAACTTTAGCTGCTTCTTCCGCTTTCTGGTCAGCATCTTCCTGCCATTTCACTTTCGCATTTCCGAGTGCTGTTTCGATTGCTTTGTTGACTCTCCGGTCAAATTCTGCTTGGTTCTTTCCATCCTTTAAAAAGTCCTCAAACGTATTACCGGAAGTTCCCTGATCTCCCTCATTGCCCTGTGTTTCTTCGCCATTTACGCCGGATCCATTGCTTTCTGCCCCAGTTCCTTCGTCTTCGGCAAATAACTGTAATGCCATAAATTCTCTAAATTTCATATCTTTTCCTTTCTGCCCCAGTCCATCCACTGTCCAGACCGTTGCTTTAAAATAGATTGCCGGTTCTTTACCGCCTGCCGGAAAAAGGCATAAAAATAATACATATCTCTATGTGCTAATCTCCTAAAGTAACGCCTGTACCTGTTCTTTTAAACTCTCCGGTACTTCATCAATCGTCAAGTGTCCACCTTTGATTCTGTTTGCCAAAAACTGTGCCATAACTTACACCCCCATTTTCATAGTCGCAAGAATTAATTCCTGCACTGCCTGATCTGTGACTTCCTGTGCCGCCTGTGTTGCTTTCAAGTCTTTCTGCAATTTACCGTAGGCGCTCATACCGTCATCCACTGCTTCATACTCTTTTATTACATTCTCCTCTGTCTCCGTATATCCGACAAAGACCAGATTACTAAATCCCTCTGGTTTCTCTTCCTTGAGTGGTTTGTAGCCCTCTTTCTTGATGGAGCTGATTCTCACAGTTCCGTTTTCCATAATTTTTGCATAGTTCATTTTAAATCTCCTTTCGGTATGTTACTTTAATATCTGGATCAAGTTCCCCTCCATCTGCTGTGATGACTGTGGTAGGGTAGTAGGTTTTTAATGCTCGGATAGCGTTCTGCTCGGATTGTGGGAGTGGGACGAATTCTGTTTCTTTCGTCGTACACACTACTTCTACCGGTGTTCCTTTCGAATATTCATCTTGTAGATACGACTTAAAATCCGATATAGATAAATTAAATCTCATGTCTCTAAACCACACTTTGTCATAACTACCATCTCCAACCGAAAATACTTTGTCTAAATTGCTACTAACGATAGATTTATGAACATACTTGTTGCAAAAAGGCGTGTTTCCGTTTCTATTCAGAGCAGGTATGCTCGTATAGAATGAATTAAAATCTGAATACGCAACATAATGTTCATCACCAGTCAATGTTATTATTTCACTCCGATACAACCACCCAATCTGTCCGCCCTGTTCTACCAGTCTGTCCCATTTTGTGATTGGTCTGTCGGATGTGAGAGTGAGGGTTTGCTCTTTGTAGGATTCAAAATCCGTTCGACTTGCCCCGATTTCTATTTGCAGTCCACCGCAAACTCCAATAACATCATTAAGCGATGTTTTGTTACATCTAACATAGATATAATCCTCTGTTGCAGTAAATGTGTGTGTATCTTTGGAGCTTGGATAACCGGGATAGCATATAAAATATTTAATATCCTCAGAACTCTTCAAAGCCACTCCGTAATAATATACTGGATTATTGATTTTTGTATTATTAGATACTGTTACAGTGCTTCCCGTACCGACATAAACTGCAATTTCTACAAAGTTTGCATTAAAAGCGCATGGCGTCCATTTCGAAACATCTTTTGCCTTTTCGCTATCAAACAGATTCTTCCCCGTAACTTTCACATCCACTTCATATTTCTGCGTTCCCTCATTCCATTTCCCAGAGTTTTTAATTTCCTGTTGATATTCTGGACTTGGGGATGGTTTGTTACCCGTATATGGTTCGTAAGGCTGAGCTGCAGAACCTTCGTTTATGATGATTCCACCAGTGTTTTGTATCATGCTCTTAACTCTTTCGAGATTGTTATTGACTCCTAAATAAATGTTTCCATCTTCCGGAGTCAATGTTTTATACTTGGAAATAGCTGCAGACGCGTGTGATAACCATGTTTTGTCACTACCGTCCGGTTTTATACCTACTGTCAGATATTCGCCATTTTTGTTTGCATTTTTAGTAGATACTGTAACCGTACCGCTTACTGGAAATTTATAATAATAAAATCCGCTTCCTGATTGTGTTTTATCATAATTTTCGCTGTCAAAATCTAAAAGTAACTTTTCGTCAAATAGGTTAACTCCTCTTGTACTCACCTGTTTCGTCTTCCCACCAAGCTCCAACCTCTCAAGCGGTGCATCCAAGCTGTTCGGAAGTACCAACATCCCTGCCCCCTCTAGCTCTACCCTGTCATAATTCGGTGGCTGTGGAGTGGAGACTCCTAGAGGACAGATCATATCCACTCCTATGATTCCTGTTCCGTCTACCATTTTAAGCATTGTACTTCTACTCCTTTTTCGCTTGTTGCTGTGGGGATGATTTGGACGATGTTTCCATCCTTATCAAAGTACATTTTATCCCTTAGAATCACACACTGCGCTGTATTAGCGGGAATTAACATACTCTCCTCTTTTGTCGCACCATCCTTGAGACCAACATATACATCACCATCCGTAAAATTTTTCACAAGATATGCTCTTCCCTCATGCGCAAATTCCAAAACCAGTGCCTGCTCACTTGTTGTTGCTGCTCTGATAAAACTCTCTGTTTTACTCATATTCTCACCTCACTTTCACATATTCCGGAAATTCTTCCGCAATCAAACAGATGCCAACGAAAAAGGAATCCACCAGGGTTTTTGATTTCTCTGACAGATTCCTGTATTCTATCTCAGCCTTTCCGGGAGATATTCTGTATTCTATTTCATCATCCGTTAAGTCATCAATCGACTGGATCAGCGTCTGCGTAAGTGCTGTCACAGCTGCACACACAATATCTTTTCCGGGTTCTGCATACCCTGCGTGTCCAAAGATTTCAATTCGCTCTGGTCGAATTCTCACCTCAATCAAATCGCATCACCTCCAAAATGAGTACAAAAATACCACCAGCCCGCTCGACCGATGGTATTACATTGCATCAATTTCTACTTCTTTTACTAGATCGTTTAATGATTTTCCGCTATAAAATTTATCATTCATAACCTCATCTACATTATCATACTCTTTCGTATCATCACCATGCCACGCTTGATACGTTGGGATGTAATCCCTGACTTCGACTGTCACTCCCGATGCCAATCCTCTATAAGAGAAAGAAATATCATTGCAACACTCAGATAAAATTTGTCTTAATTCATCTTTTTTCATAATATATCACCATTCTCCTTTCTTTCCTCTTCGCTTAATTCGCGAGTTGTCTTATTCTTCAGTCTACCATCATCTCCCCATGTATAGTCATGTACGTGTTCCCCATGTTCTCCATAAGGGTGCTGCTTTGGATTCCCATGATCGGTTGTGTGGATATCTTTAGATTTTAATTTTGACTCTCCGTAAAAAGCTCTTACATCTACTTTCCCATCTTTTCCAATGTGATCTATTACCATTCCTGCCTCTGCCATCTTAGGAGTGCCGGAATGTCCGCTGACAGTTTTATCTGCCTTTATTATATCAAACGTAGATTTCTTTTCAACCCTCTTCTTCCAAGTTTCAAAGTTCATCCCGTGTTCGGAATACCCGTCCAGCCATTCATTATACGCCTTATCATCCATATATGCTGCTGTACTGCACCGGCAACGCGGATGCATTGGATGCGCATTCTCTCCAGGCATCATTTTTGATACTTTAAAATGTTTTCCGTCCAACGATCTACAGATCGGACAGGCGGTAGGTTCTGCGATAAACTCATACTCATCAAATCCATTGCAGATATAAGACTGTTTCTGCGCTTCTGCCTGCACTCTCGACAGCTCCGTTATCATCAGTCGCTCTGCATTTTCCCGGCTTACTCCAAACAGTTTGGTAAGGTGCCTTGCCAGTATTCTCGGATTCTTACCCTGTATCAAACCAGTCTGTAATAGCTTCGACAATTCGGCTTTCATCATGTCCTGGTACATCCAAATACGGTCTGAGTATTTCGCATTGTGGAAAGAAGCATTCACGATCGAATGTGCCATCTTCGCATTGTTTTGAATGGATTTGCCAAGAATTCCAGCCTGCCTTTCAAATTCTTCCAGTGTTTTCTCTGTCAGGATCTGGTCAAAATACTTCTGAAGCTCATCAAATCCACCAACAAGATGCATTCCGATATTTGCTTTTAGCATTTCAAGCCTGTTAATCTTCATAGCTGCATTGTAAAGTCTCATTTCCTCATTGGCTTCTTTTGAGAAATTCTTGTCCTTAACATACTGCGCTGCTTTCCGACTGTATGCATCAATATCCATTTTGGATACTCGCTTCTTCGCTTCTGCAATTGTGATTCCCTCTGCTTTTGCATATCGCGTGTAAAATCCATTGATCTCTTTCTGGATTTCATCCATCATGTTCGCATAGATCTTCTCAATCTCTTTCGCGTATTCAGCTTCATCCTTGATATTCTTCTTTCGCTGCTCTTCTTCCCTATTCTTCCAGTACGTCCTGCTGCTCATCTGCCGCACCTCCGAACATCCGCTTCTCTACGATTGTTTCCTGCTTCTTTTCTTCCTCTTTCTCCATTCGATCTATTTCCTCAGTAACGTCCTTAACGATCGAGAGGACCTGCAGCTGCGTTTCCTTGGACACGATACTTTCAAGCGCCTGTGCTGTCTGCGCTTCCTCCAAGAGATTCTTCGGGATATTCCTACTCATTGTAAAATCAATATCTTTCCATGCGTCCCGATCTGACACATTCGTTGCAAGAGAGCAAAACAGTTTATACCGTTTCCTCATGGACTTTTCAGCTTTGCGGTCGAATGTCAACGCAAGATTGCTCATAGACTGCAGTTTATACGCAAGGGAAGTTCCAGAAGCATTTCCAAAAGATTCATCACTGATGTTCGCTACCATACTTGTCTGATAAATCAAATCCTCAAGCCGATTCAAGAGATTTTCCTGCGTTCCGTCTGCCGTAGGTTTGCCAAGAAACTGCACGATAATATCCTTTGCGTTTTCCGTACCGTAAAGATTTATAATTCGATTGTCCCTGATTTTATAAATACCGTCATCATCCAATTCTGCACCCAGCACTGCAAGATACGCTTCTGCGAAAGAATCTACATCGTTCGCTTTTTCTCCGATCACTCGGTTGTATGTTTCTACCATGCCGGCAACTTCTTCATACAGACCGATTCTCTCATCGTTCAACACGTATTCCACGCAGTTAATACGCCCGTAAGGATTCGGTATACTCTCCTGCATCTTTTCTCCATCAAATGGGATTATTTCTGTCCTTGTGAGTATCTCACCATACCTTGTAACATTATCGTCCTTTTTTCCATATCTCACAGCAAATAGAGCGCGGCTCTTTACGGTATCATCGTAGACAACAAACAGTTCTTTTGGATTGCAGACTACCGTCTTTGTCTTTGCTTCTTCGTCCTGGTAAAAATATTCGAATGCATGTCCATAAATGCAGCACTTCTTCGCCAGCTCATATTCCTGGTCGGAGATATCATTATCTCGGTCAAATTCAAGGATCGCATCTTTTATTTTTTCGTCCGGATGTGATTTTTTAACCGGAATCCCATAAGCATATCCCAAAAAGGTCTCTGTGATATACCTTGGGAAATTCACTGCCAGTCGATTATCCGGCTTCCATGACTCCTTTTCCGGGAGACGGAATACATCGTGAAATCCTTTGTATAGATTCTCAAGGTATCTGTACCTTGGCATTCGCTCTTCATGCTTTCTGATGTATTCGTCTATCAATGTCATATTGATTTCTTTATCAGCGGAACATAAAAGCGGTTCCGGCAGTTTGTATGGTCTTTTCCCATTCATTTTATATTCCTCCTCTAAAGGTCTTTAACTTCACTTTGCCTTTTCTCTCCTGCTCAATAGAATATCTGAGCATTGCCATTGCATCATCAAAGAAATTCACTGGCTCATCTGTGAAGGTGTTCGTCTTCTCATCTTTTCGCCATTTCCATTGCTGGATCTCCTTAATCGTATTTACGCAAGACGGATGTATATGGATTGTATGCTGCTTTAAGTAATCAATCTGCGCTTTTACACTGTTTGGCTCTTTCTTAACCGGACATGCTCTGTATCCTGCTTTCTGCCACATCTTAATCCTGTCTGGCTCAGCAGAATCGCAATACATGGTAATTCGCTTCTGGAATTTTCCCTCGGCCAGCTGTATGATCTCTGATGTATCTTTTTCAAATACATACAATTCCCGGCATAAGTAGACATCTCCATCCTTGAATCCAACCTCCCCGATACAATTCGCATGGTTGAATCCAAAATCCTGTGAATTTACCATGTAATCGAATCTTTCTGGGGATGTATCGAATTCCTCAACCACATAATTTGTAAGGATAAGACCGCCAGTTTCTCCCCATTCACCGAGCCCATAAATCCGATATCCGTCAGGATCCCGTTCTTTACGCATCATCATGCGCCGGTGATACGCTTCGTCTATGAACCGGTTCTGCAGGTATGTAGACTGGTGTGTGTATACATCATCACTCTTAATGTCAAAATACTTTGCCTTCAGCCAGTGCGTTGCTGACACTGGGTTGAAACTGAATGTGATCTGGTAATATAAAAATGGATTGAATGACAAGTCACCTCTGAGTCGGTCATCGAGAATATCGACATCTGCTTCATATAGCTCTG